CGCATTGTCGCCGGCCAGGCGGCGGCGTTCGGCGGGCGACAGCTTGCGGATTAATGTATCGAGGTTTTCGATGTAGCGGTCGAGTTCGGAGGATGCGGACATTTCAGGTAGCCTCTTCAGGTGGCCTTAACCGCCATTGCCGAGGATGCCGGTGAGGTCTGTTTTATGCTGCGGCTCGGCCGGGTTGTCGATTCGGACATTGCCGTTATCATCCACCAAGACGCGGGTTCGCTCGGACAGCTTGAGCTCGATGAGGATGTCGTAGCTGTTATCGGCGAGGATGTCGGCCTCGAAGCGGTAGGCGGCGGGGTCGGTGTTGCCGGGACCGAGAATATCGGGCTGATGGGTTTGCAACCAATTGACGATGGTGGTGTGCAGCGCGTCGAGGTTGCCGGTGAAATCGGTAATCAGCAGGGAGAGGGTAAATTCGGCGGTGTGCGAGAGGGTGGCTTTGTAGGCGCGGATGTGGCCGTTACCGACAAACATAGCGAACTTGTCGGGATTTTGTCCGATTTCCGGCAGGCTTTTTTCAATCGCGGCGCGCAGCGATGCGGGTTTTTCCATATTGTTCGATTTCCTCCTGGCAGGTTACGCAGCAGCGGCAGCCGATAACGGCGCGGCGGCGCTCTTCGGGGATGGGCTCGCCGCATTCTTCGCATTCGTAGGCGGAGACGGCAGCGGCGGTTTGGCTTTTTCTTACCTGCTCTTCGAGGGCGAGACGGCGGTGCATCTCTTCGATTTCGCAGGCTTGGTCGATTTGGCGGCTCATGGTTTAGGCGTGGTGGTGAGGCATTGCTGCAGGGTATCGCGGGCGATTTTGCATTGCGCCAATTCGGCGTCACGCTGCAGGTAGGCTTGGGCGAGGTCGCCGTTGGTGGTGAGGCTGACAGGGGCGCGGGTGCATTCGGGCACGGCGGGGCAGCTCGGCGGCAAGTAACGGACAACGGTTTTCGGGGTGCAGGCGGCCAGCAATAGGGTGGCGGCAATGACGGCTTGGGTGTGGTTCATGGCACTAATCCCTCCAAATAGACGGTTTGTAGCTTGCCGCCGATGCGGCGTTTAACCGAGGTTTTGACTTGGTTGCGCTCGGCGCTGTGGTGGCGGCAGCCGAAATGCACCCAAGAGTTGATGCCCGGCGTGTCCGGGAACTCGAGAATGAGCTGGTCGAAAGTAATCAATCCCTCATTGCACATCTGCACAATGTCTTCGGCCAGTTGGCGGCTGGTGAGGCCGGCGGCGCGGATGTCGGCAGCCGAGCCGTGCAGGTGGGCTGATGTGGCCGAGCCGCCGGCGGCGCGATTGACTGCAGGGCTGCGGAAGCAGGAAGTAACGCGGATAGCGACGCTGCGGCCGTATTTTTGGCACAAATAGGCACGGATTTTCTCCAGGCGCTCGGCGGTGGAGCGGATATTGGCGAGCTGCTCATCGTTTGGCTGGTTATTGAGGCCACTGGCGGCGGCAACGCTGCTGCGGGTGAGCTCGGCCAGCGTGAAATGCTGGGTGATTTGGACAGTTTCAGTCATTTTTTAAATAGTTCCTTCAGTGATTCGGGCAGCTCGGTGTCGCGCCACGCTGCATTGGTTTGCAGCGCTTGAGCAAGTGCATCACGTCGGGCAGCAGCTTCGGCTTGAGCGGCGGCGAGCTGCTGCATCATTTGCTGATTAGCTGCCTGCAGCGCGGCTGCGCGTTCGTTGGCTTGCTTGAGCTCGTTGCGGCTGGTTTCGAGGTCGTCTTTGGCATAGGTGAGCTGGGTTTGCACGGATTTGAGGCGGTAGTGCTGTACAGTTTGGGCAATGCCCGAAGCAGCGAGCAGCGCGGCGAGGATGATGGGCAGATTAATTTTGACGGGGAGCATGGTTTCGGCTTTCAGGTAGCCTGAACTGGTGCATTTTTTGCACCAGTTCAAAAATTACACTATTCGGGAAGATGTTATTTTTCGACTGCCGGTTCGGCTTGAGCGGCATAGCGCGCGTAGGCATTGGCGAGCTTGCTGTCGTAGTTGTGCCGTTTGTAGGCGGGGCCGTTGTAGAGGCTGGCGAATTTTTCCCAGTCTTTTTTCTGCAGAGCGGTGTGCATGGCTTTGTTGGCTCTAATAAAGTTGGCAAAGGCTCGGAGCTGCTGCCCTTCGCTCTCTTTCATGGCATCGACAAATTCATCCACGGAATCAAAGCCGGCGGCAGCGTGGTTAAAGCCCATGATTTGGAACAAGCCCCACGAAGCGGCTGCCATGCCGGTGGCTTTATCGATGCCCATTGCGCGGGCGAGGCGCGGATATTCGGCAGCGCCGCCGCGATAGCCGCCCGGCTGCGGATGGCAGACGTGCGGGGCTTCGGCGGCCATGCTCTCGGCAAAAGCCTTACCTTTGGCTTTGGCCAGCTCTTTATAAAAAATGTGGCGCTCAAACAGGATTTTGACGCGGCCGTCTTTCAGGTAGCCTGTGCCGGCGCTCTCCACCTGTACTACGGCTTTGACGGCGGCGGGCTCGACCTGCAATAGCTCGGCGGCATAACGGATGTCGGCTTCTTTCAGGTAGCCTTTTGTGGATACATGGGCAATGGCGGCGGCGGTAGCGGGGCCATAAATACCGTCGGCAACGATGCCGCGCTGTTGTTGGTAAGCGAGAAGGGCGGCTTCGGTTTTATCGCCGAAATCACCATCGGCGGCGATGGGGTGGCCGGCGGCGATGAGGGCACGTTGTAGGACGGCGACGGGCTCGCCTTTATCGCCATGCTTGAGCAATGGGGTCATGATGATTTACTCCGGTTTCCTGGTGGTTGGATTTTGGTGACGTTGCCACGCGCCAGCAGGATGCTGCCTGTGTAGAGCGCGAGGCCGAGGATGAGCAGCCAAACGATGAGACGGTCGGCGCGCAGATAGGCGGTGCCGGCGAGCGCGGCCATTTGTAAAAAAATCAGATAGGCGATGACGGAGGCCAGCGGCTTGTGTGTTTTGCCGCGTTTGTCGAAAAACATCACGCTGATGGCCGAGGCAGTGGCGAGGGCACCAATAATGCCGTATTGCAATGGGGTCATCATAAATCTTCCTCCTCTCGGGTGCGGCGGTCGATGATGGAATAGGCGTACTGGATCAGGGCCACGGAAAATGCGGAGGCGAGCACGGCACCGGTGAACTCGTTTATTTGTAACAGGCCACGGTCGGGCAACATCCAATTGAGAATGGCGGCAGCATCTTCGCCACCAAATACGCCGGAGAAATAGGAGAGGGCAAACAGCCAAGCCTTATATACCGGGCCATGCCCGCGACGGCTCAAGATAAACAGGCTGGAGCCGACCAGTGCGCCGAAAGCGATGGAAATAGGCAGGTGGTAGCTGCCGATCACAATAACGGCGGTATTGACTAGAGCGGTGTGTTTGTCAGAGGTAGGGGTTGGAGTCATGATTGGTTTAATCCCACAAATTGACGGTTTTAATAACAGCCGGCTCGTTGTTGTTTTGTTGGATAGGCAGGCTGATGGCGATACCAGCAGGCAGTTGCGCCGGATAGCGGCACAGGCCGGGGTTACGCTCCAAAATCTCTTCCACGCGTTGGCGGCTGCTGCCATAGAGGCGATAAGCAATGGCGCTAATGGTGTCGCCTTCGGCGCTGATGACAGTATCGGCGGCTTGGTTGATTCGGCGCATTTCAGGTAGCCTCAAAGTAGCTCTGCATCAATGCGGCGGCGACCGAGCAGCCAGGCAATGGCGTGATGCCCTTCGCGGCGGTAGTCTTCGGCTTGCTCTTGTTTGGCGGCGGCACGTTCGGCAGTTTTACCGGTGGCGTCGTAGTCTGCATAGGCTTCGAGCAATAGGGCTTTGGTGTAGCAGTACACGGCGCGGCGGTAGCGGTGGTGGCGGATGCTTTCGCCATTGATGGTGAGGTCATCGGCGCGGGCAAGATGCGGGCGCAGGCGCATCAGCTCGGACAATTGGGCATTGACATAGGCCACTGCTTCGATTGCTGTATGGTGCAGGCGTTCGGGGGTGATGGTGGTGTCAATGCGGGCAGCTTGGCGCAGATGGTCGAGGTCGATTTCCGGCCAAAAACTGCCCGAGCTGATGGTTTTGAACTTGGGCGGCTGTTCGTTACTTGGGGCAGTTGGGAAAGTGAGTTCGGACATGGCACGGCTCGGAGGTTATGTTTTGGTATGGCGGCAGCGGCGGCACGGGCTGGCGGCAAAGGAAACAAAGGAAATCCGACAGACAGGCTGCCGCGCCCCCTACGGCGGGGGGGGGGGGCAGCTGCGTTTTTTCTATGCCGGGCGGCGGGGT